CAATCAAGCTGGATGGGATGACAAGGATGAGCAAGGTAATGTTGTTGGAATTACAATCAAGATGACACCACCTACTGCTAACGAAGATAAACCATCAGCTCCAAATAAAGGGTTTCAAAGCAAACCTAATTATGGTAATAAACAATCATACAAGTTTTAATTAATTTGTATTTAGTCTTGGGGGAGTTTTTTCTTTCTAGTTCCCTTTCGGTAGTTTTCTTCCCCAAGACACCTCAAACACATTATGGATAAAAAAATAACAGATTTAGATCAAGAGATTGAAAAGAAAGTTATTGATGATCGACAAAAAGATTATGGTAATTATCAAGAAAACTTTGTTTTATTAGCAGAAATGTTTACATTAATATTATTTGATAACTTAAAAAAACGAATAAAACCGCACCAAGTAGGTCAATTAATGATGGGATTAAAACTATATAGATCAACAAAAAATTTTAAAGCAGATAACTATTTAGATATGAGTGTGTATAATAAGATGACCAGAGAGATACACAAAAAAGATGTTGCCAAAAAGGATAAAGTATGACAAAAGTTAAAAGAATTATCAATGGCGAATGTTCATTTTCAATGACAGAGCTGTTTGATGATGTTGAGAAAGCTGCAAATGTGTCCAATAGTGGAGAACTTGTAGAATGTAAAATTGATAATTTGAGGATTGATTTTACAACAGTGAAAAAGGAGAAAGATGAACGAGCTAAAAACTCGTCTGCAAAGGTACAGGGATCTTCAACAGAAGAAACACGACAAGTACCTAGAAGCGAAGCAAAAGGTTAATAAGTATCAAAAAGATTCTTATAGATTGCTTTGGAAGATAGAGCAGACAAAAGAAGAATTAATGAGAACATAAACTCATTAATTTAATTGTTAAAAAAAACTGAAGGAAAACGTAGGGGATCTATGACCATAAATATAAGCAAACATTACAATAAACATATAGAAAAGTTAGATCAAAATAATTTTATATACAAAGTTAAGAAAGCATTTTACCTTCTTACGAGCCAAGAAGAAAGATTATATGAGGTAGGGTTCTCGGAAGGTTTTTTGTGTGCTGCAAATATTTTACAAAAAGAAACAATCAAAGATAGTAATGTTAAAAAGATTGTAGGTTATAGTATTACTAAACCAAAACCTTCACAAATAGAAAGTGTTATTAATAAAGTTTGTGTATATTTTGAAGTGCATAAACCAACATTGTTAGGTAAAAAAAGAACTACAGATATAGTAAGAACAAGAAACGTAATACATAATATATTGTTTGAAAAATATCGTATGAATCTTACAGATATTGGAAAATATTTTGGACAAGATCATACCACAGTTTTACATTCTATAGAAATGAAAAGAGACCAGAAAAGATACTGGTCTCCAGAACAATCTTTGTGGCAAGAGTTTGAAGAAATAAAAAATACTATTTCTTAGCAGTTTTAGCAGCTCTCTTAAATTGTTTAGCAGTTGGTCTACCTTTTTGTCCTGCTTTACGCATTTTCTCACCACTACCTGCAGCGATACGTTTACGTTTAGCATGGATGTTACTATATAGTCCACGTTTAGCCATTATTTTTTACCTTTCTTTTTTGATTTAGAACTCATTATTTTTTTCTTCAAAGATGAAGGCAAAGTTTTTTGCTTTGCTGTTAGTTTGCTTTTACCTCTTGATTTACCATACATAATTATTTTCCTTTTGTTGTTTAAGTTTTAGCACACAATAGTTGTCAAAACAACTACCATCTTTACCATCATGGCAAAAATATTGTTTATTAGCTGTAATAATCCAGCCACCTTCATCACTCATAAGTTGTCTATTGCAAGTCTCGCAGTAGCCACAGATTAAAGATTGATGTTTGGGTCTCACCCATGTTTTCTTTTTTATCGGCACTTCCACCTACGTCTTGCTTGTCTTAACCTAGAGTTTGGGTTTCTTGCAGCTTTAGGAAACTTCTTCATCTGTCCGGCTGATCTTGCACAGTAGCTCTTTCTACGTTTAGCATCTTTAGATCCTTTTTTAACTTTTCCTGTTACTGCTGTTTTTAATTTTGATCCGGGATTGTCTCTTCTATATTTTTTAACACCAGCTCTTGTCATACCCGCACCAGACTTTGTGGACCTGTAGTATTTTTTAGTTCTTGGTGGTTGTTTGTCAGCCATTATTCTAATATAAGTTTTTTAATAGATTTTGCACCTAAATAAATTTCTGTTTCTGCTTTATTTTTAATACATTGGTATTCAACATTAGAACCTGTATTTGTACGCATAGCAATTCTTTTACCTTTTAAACAATTACTCATAGATTCTTGTATTCTGTGTTCTTTAATTTCTCCATTTACAATCATTAATAATGCTACTACTACTTCAACCATGACCATTACCATTTGCTCTTACTTTGTCTTTTAAATTTTCAATATCTTTTAATGCCTTTTCCATTTGCTTTGTTAAAAACTGTATATTAACTTTATTGTGCATCATATCTTCTATTCTTTTTTCAATCTTCTCTACTGTTTTATATAAATCCTCAAGCAACATAAACTGTTCTTGATCGGTTGGTAACTGCTCAGATTTTTTAAGTAGATCAGCTTGGAATAATTCTCTTGATGTCTCTAATGATGTAAGTCTGGCAGTAACTTCTGTGTAACCTATTACCCCAGAAATTATTATTGCTACAATACCAATCATATTTTTGATTGGCATAGTTACGTTTGTTTTTTCACTTACTTTCATTTCTTTTTCTTCTTACATTTACAACGTGGTGCAAATAGTTTATCTATCCAACCACAAAGTATATCTAATTTTCCAAAAAAATTATATATAAATCTATCAATCATGTTGCTGGACCTCCACAAAGAGCCAACAAAGTAAGCATTATTATAAGAACACCTGTAAAGTAATAGTTCATCCTGTCTATCTCCATAGGTTAGTCCTTATAAATAATTATATTATTAGAGCTATAACTAATAGCACACCAACAACGATAACTGCTTTTTTATGATCTTCCAAATAATGTTTGATCATGTCTCTAATTTCATCAATCATATTTATCTCCTATGATGTTCTAATATAAGATATTATTTACCCTGTCCACGATTTTTTGACTTGCCTTTTTGTCTCTTCTTATGTTTATTCATAGAGGATAGTTTGGGTCGTCTACCTATACTTGTTTTTTTTGGTATTCTAACATGGGGTTGATCAGCTATATTAAACTTTACTCTTGCCATTATATTTCTTTTCCCATATTTCTTTTTGAGTTAATCCTATCTCATCTTTTTTTAATTTTAATCTGTCATCTATTTTATTTATATCTATCTCTTCTACCAAAGCATATCTGTAAACTTTAGTGTCAGAATTTTTCCATTGAAAATGTAAAAGATATTTTGGCTGGTCATAATTACTTAATAAGCTAGGATCAAAAGCAGCTATTGTCATTTTTTAACTAATGAACCACCAAAGTATAAACCAATAATAGCTGAAACTAGGTTGGTATCTAATGGTGTAATAACTAAACTATTTGAAGATAGTGTTACCCATTTCATTATTTCTTTTTCTGGTATAAAGAAAAAAGCAGGTCTAAATTCTAAATATCCTACAATTACACTTATATCTGCTGATATTAATGGCATTAATTTTGGTAGTAACACTATTGCAAATACTGCGGTTAAAGCTATAATTCTTCTGGTCCATTGAAAGCCTTTGTTATCATATTCTCTAGCATCTTTAAAACCTTGTTGTTGAACTTCTGCTCTTTGTATAAGCATTTTTTGTTCTGCTTGTTTAGCTTTAATACTTTGCGACCAAATACTCATAACCCCACCAAGTACAGTAGAACCCAACATTGTTATCATTTCAAATGGCATTATTATTTCTCCTCTAATTCTTTAATCTTTGATAGTGCATCTTCTAAATCTTTATTACAAAACTCTAGCTTTTGCAAACACCTTTTATTTGCTGAATCTTTAGATTTATTAGCATCTTCAAGCTCTGCTATCTGACCTTTTAGTATTCTAACTTGATCTTTATACTCATTAATAATGTCTAACGAATTATCACTTTGCATATATAATTTTTACCTTTAGTTTGATTTGTTCTTTGGTTCTTCCTCTTGATATGAGTGAGCCAATTCTTTTTCTTCTATAGCCATCTTTAGCTGTATAATCTGTCTTTCTATAATTCTTTGATTTAACATCATAACCAGTATACTCACCTGTAGACATATTTAAAGTAACAATATCTACCGGACCAAGACCACCAAGAGGTATAAATACAAGAATATTAGGATCTTTTGCTAGTTCAATCTGTGCTTTCATTTCGCTTATTAGACCGGTTATTGCTTTCTTTCTTCTAGCCATATCAGCCTTTTAAAAAGTTATAATTTTTGAAACAAAATAACTATGATAGTAAACATCCCACCTATGAGAGCTGACATAGCATAGTATAAATGTTTTTTTATATCTTTAATTTCTAATTCAATATTATTAATTTTTTGATGAGTTTGTTTTTGCATAATACGACACAGTTTTTCATGTGATTCTATTCTTTCAAGTGCAGAATTTTTAGGCATTATATTGTGTTATCTTCAATACAAGAATATTGAGTTGATAATTGAAATTGATTAACTGTTTTATCATCCATAAGCTGTAAGTATTGCATACTTGTATTCATGGCAACTATTGCACATTCTTTCCATGTGTCAAATGTTTGTTCATATTTAATTGGCTCTTTGCACTCTCCAGTTACAAATGAACATACAGAAAGCATAAGAACAAATTTCATTATAACACTATTGTGTTAGCTTCTTCTTCAGTTAAAGGTTCACCAGCTATTAGTTTAGCTTTAGCACTAGCTTTTAAATTTTCTCTTGCAGTTCTTTCTTCTTCTTCAGTAGGTAACTCTGCCATCTTTGCTTCTATGTCAGCTTTAGATATAGGTGTTGTTCCATTGTGCCAAGTTATTTTACAAGTGTTAATATCATCTCCACTAACTGATACTTCTGCGTTTGGATTTATTTTAAGAATTGCATTTATAATCATCCAGCTATCTCCATTAATGTTATTACTGCTGTGTTAGTATTAACCATAATTCCACCAGTTGAACTGGTATCTACTTTTGCATAAACTTGATAATTAACAGCAGATGTTGATGATGGGGAATCTAAATAATTCATGAAGTAACCTTTATAATCAGTAGCATCTACATTATATAAACCCATCATACCAGTATTGCCTAATTGTAAATCAGTGGTATCGTTTCTATAAATTGTTGTATTAAGAGTTTTTCCATCATTGGCTTGTCTGCCAGTACAATGAACTAAAATTAAAACTTTATTAGAAGTTGATGATGGAGTTATATTTGCTTCTAATCCAGTTACAGCTACAAATGAAGTTGATGAAGTATCAAATTGTGTATTGTGAGTTTGACTAACAACTTGCAAAACCTTACCAGTAGTTATAGCTGCTGGTAAAGCAGTTATAGCTGATATTGTATTATTA